AAAGGATTGTAATTGCGAAATGGTATTGCGCAATTCGAAAGCTCGAAGCGATCACTGTGGCCACAAGAGTGGTGGCGCACAGGACCGGGGACTTTCTTTACCGAAAGTTCGCCATCCGGGTGTGCGTCGGCTGGAGGAGAGTGTCATCGACCTCCTTCAGGATGGTTCGGGAAACCGATCCGTCAGGAATCAAATGATGATCCGCTCCTTGGCAGTTCCTGTCTCTCTCGTGAGAGATTACGGGAACCACACGCCGAGGGGCCGCGAACTCATTGTTAGTGAGTTTCGCGACGCTGTCAAATTCCTACTTTCCCTGGACTCCACGGTGGACCAAGACCTTGATTATATCAAGAGTCAGGTCTCCGATTGGTTTCAGGAAGGAGTGGGAGACATCAGAACTGATACAGGACACACATTCCCTGTACCCAATTCGATGGTGACAGACGCATTGCAACGCCGGAAGACTTTGTTCTCTGGTTATTTGCTTCGTCTCATTCGACGCTTGATTCTCCGTTCCCGTCATGGGAATGGGAAAGCAATCTCAATTCTCGCCTCCTTTCTTCTCTTGAAGAGGGGTTGGCCAGAGTTGTCGCTCCATAAGAAACTTGAGTCCGTTAAGGATCATCAAAAGTATCTTGGGACCTCGGTCCCGTCCATTAGCTTGGACCTGGAGGATTGCATCAGGCGGGTCGTAAAGACCGTCATCGGTGATATGAGAAATTCCTTTGTGAAATTCTCTCCATCTCACAACGCCTCCTTCAATTCCTCGCGGAAGAAGGGTGGCGCCTATGGTGAGGTGGTTGAAACCGATTATCGAGCACCAGAGAGACGACCTGTTCCGAGGTTAGGAGGAGGAGATGGTTCAGGCGCTAGGCGCGAACGTCCTTCTCTCTATGCCATCACGAGATCTGTTGGAAACTGGAAAAGTTCTCAGCATGATCATGTGGTGGAAGAAACTCGGAAAATCCTCAAGTTCCATCGGCCGGCCCCTGAATTGGGTGCCCGCAACCGACGGCCAACCCTCCTTTCAGTGAGAGTTCAGGTAATACCTGAGCCCGGAAAATTCCGGATCATCACTGCGGGGAACGGCTTCCTCTACACGCATCTGCAAGGACTCCAAGGAGCTCTGCTAGACGCGTGGAAGAGACAACGCTGTTCCACCATGAAGGAAGGTTGGGAGAGGGAGGTCGAGAAATGGGTAGCCCCTGAGGGCTGGGTTTGGAATTCTGGAGACTACAAGGCCGCCACCGATCAACTCAATGTTTCTTCTTCGCGCACGGCGCTTGAAGAGGTGTTGAGAGTGGTGGGCCTCGACGGAATGGAGACGGGACTCTGCGATTCTATCATTGAGTACCCTTCTTCCGTTCTTTCCGAAGGTATGTCTCGTTCAGTGTTCCAGAGGAACGGGCAATTGATGGGCCATCCTCTTTCGTTTCCTATTCTCTGTATGATCAATCTCGCCGGCCTGAAAAGGGCGGTTGAGATCGGTCTTGAGGAGAAAGTACTGACGAAGGCGGATGCACACTTCATCTTGTCTCACTGTAAGATCAACGGTGATGACATCCTCTTTGCCTGTCCACCAACATTTGTTCACATTTGGGAGAAGACGGCTGCCGATCTAGGCTTGAAGCTTTCGATTGGTAAGTCTTACTCCTCTTCGCACTTTGCGATGGTGAATAACGTGATGTTCCTCATGGGCCGTCACGGTGGACGACAGTTAGGTTACGCGAATCAGAAACTCATTTTCAACTTCAGTCTGAAGACTGGAAGTGACAAGGAGTTGACTCCTCTTGAGATTGGGGATGCTTTCAACAACATGTTTGAGCATTTCCCTCTCTCTCGGAGCTTTCTTTCTGATGCGATTGCGAATCGTCGACTCGAATCGAATTTCGGTTATGAACCGAACTTCTTCGTGTCTCCCAGGTTGGGTGGTCTTGGAATTGACCCCCAATTTGCTTCTGGGAAGATTCGCCTCACGCGTATCCAACGGCAAGTGGCTGCTTTGTTTGCAGAAGACGTTTTGAGTTCCTTTCTCTTCTCTAACGGATTCAATACCGGAGGGGAATTGATGAAACTCTTGAGGGAGCTTCCAGCTCCCCGTCTCTCAACAGCAGCTAATGCAGAGGTTTACGAGATCAGGTGGAGACCTCTTCGCACGAAGTCCGGGGTCGTCATGGAGTCCCATTGGGATTCTGATGACCGGTCATACGCGAAGTGGGTAGCCCTTTTCACAAGTGTTACAGCGAGTCTCGCTGAGGCCAAAGGCCGACGGGTAAATCCCCGCAAACTTGTGAATGTGAACCCGATGAAAAGGGAGAAGGTTCTTTTTATGGAGCCTGTTTGGTTGTTTCCGGAATTGCCGGAACCCAAGACAGGTTTTACCTACTCCTATTCCCTCTGAAAGGGGGTTGGCTTCCTTAAATGGTCCAAAGCGGTTACCCGAAAGGGTTATGAAAATGTCCGCGCTAAACCTGTTCCTGTTTTCCCGGAGAAAGGACAGGTGGAATGCCAAGAGACTACACGGATCAGCCATCGACACCAAGAGGCTCAGATTGTAGAAGGGTGAAACCCTACAAACTAGGCTTCGAAGAGTCCAGTCTTGCGTTTGGCGAGCAGGTTAAACCTGTCTCCCGTGGGGTGCAAATCCCGTAGAACAAACGAAGACGAGCGTTCGATGGTGGAGGCTGATGAATAGTCCCGCCTATTGGGATGGGTGGGGTCCCCGATGTCATCCCGGCGCGAAATTCGCGCACTCAGACAGCGTCTGGTCGATTTGGAGAACCGATCGACCAAGACCGCCGCGCGCAACACTGCAGTTGCCCGCGTGCCCAAACCAGGTTCTCGTCGTGCTCGCCGTGAAAAGCGTAGCCGCGCTGGAGGAGTGACCATGGTTGGAAGACCGAGTTCATCGGCTTTCGTCAGGTCTGAAGCGCCCGTAGCTTATAGTTACTGTGGCCAAACTCCTGTGTATCAGCGCATAAGAGGAAACGTCCGCCATCCCGAACACGGGGTGGGGATCCTCGTCCAAGGACGTCAGTTACTGACGGATGTAACCACCACGGCCACCGATTCTCAGCTCTTTGCTGGAACCGGAACTGCCACGGTGACAGGCATCAACGAAATCGGTGTCTCACCGGATTTGTTCAATGGACGATTGGCATTGATTGCCAGGACGTATTCCCGCTACAAATTCACGCGAATCACGTTCCATTATGTCCCGCGAGTGGCGACGTCTGACGTAGGCCTGTTCGCTCTTGGATACATCCAAGACTCAGCGTACAAGTCCTTCGTGACGCCCACTTTCGCGACGACAGAAGGAATGGATCCCTCGATGACTGTCTCCTTCCGCAAAGAAGGAGCACTCGAAGTCAGGTACTCTGGTCCCAAGACTTGGTTCACAGAATACACTGCCTCCACCTCAGCTGACGAACGTCAGACTGCGCAAGGTGGCCTCATGGGCTACCCAGATGCGACCTCCATCGGTGCTCTCCAGCACGGATGGATTTGGGTGGATTACGAGATAGAGTTTTACCAGCCCTCCGTCGACTTCGGCTTCACACTTGATGTGAAAACGGAAGAGGAGCAGGCTGCGGCCAAACTCGCAGTGATGAGGATCCGCGATTCGAAGCGACAAACGGCTCAAGACGAATTGGAAGACCAGGAGATCGTGATGATCGAAGGTCAACCTTTCGTTCGGGCCAAAGCCGCGTAACGCGCGCTCTCTCTCCATCCATTCGTGACCCGGTGTACCACCGGACGAATTGGATGTCAGGCATGACGTTAAACATGCAGCCCTGTCACAAGTGTGTGCAGGAGTTTGAGAGAAGAGCGGAGGCACTGAAGAACGCAATGTTCGTGCTTTTCACGGAAGATCTGCTAGCAGACCCCCTTGAAGCACAAGTGAACTTGCGAATCGCTGACCTTTCGAAACTGGTGTCCGACTTTGGACATCGTAAGTTTCCTGTCAGAGATTGTGAGCGGCACGGAGAGGTTTTAACCAAACCGTGCCGAGCACCTCAGTGCGAAGCTAAGGCTAATGGCTCACCAAAACAAGATTCCTCCAAGTAGAGGTTTCCTATTGTGTCTGCGCGTGGGATTGCCAGTCCCCCGTATGGTGAGTGCATCTATGACTTGCAGTGGTCAGCTTGGGGCAGTAGCTGAACAATGTGAGTGGTGTGAATCGATCTTCATGTGTAAAGCCAGAAGACTTGGATAGACACCTTTCTTGGAACGGCAAAGTTGGGAAACCATACCCTCTTTGTTTGAACATTAAAGGCAGGTCGAAAGACTAGGGGTTGGAACACCTCGTCTCCCTTGCTAGTATGGAACATCATGATTGCCAAACCTTCCCCCTGGAGAACCCAGGGAAGCCCCGAGGGGCGGTGAAATTGGATTTAACGATGATCATCATTCCGTTGTGTCAGTCATTTCTTTGAGTAGCGATGCAGCGCGGACGCAGTTGTGAAACTGCGACGATAGTGGTTCTAACAGCCACTACCCTCGTTCACGAAC